CCGGGGAGGACCGCCCCGGGGGGCGGGGGGGACCACGACGGGCGGCCGCCGGTAGCAGACTTCTTCTTAGCCTGGCGAATGACTTTGGCCTTAAGGACAGCCATTTAAATTATGACAGAGCGATGCCGCCGGACGGTTTACTTCCGCGTCACAGGTGGGGTGTTAAAAATCCAGATAATTCAAGGTTAACAAAGAAGCGACAGCGCCCTCGCAGCGGAGTTTTGCACTGGCCCGCATAATTGTCTGTTGCGGCGCCAGCATTGTAGCTCACTTTGCTCGCAAAGTGAGGGCCACGAACACGTAGCGAATATAGCCAGCGCTTTAGGGCATATCTTCGTTGGATTTTTAGCTGTGTTTGGCCGCCACAATATTCGTCCCCCTCACTTTGCGAGCAAAGTGAGCTACAGTGCTGCGCCTCAGACCTTCGCCGAATGTTCGCGTGGCGCCTCTTGTCGCTGCACCGCAAGCGCCATGCTATTTGGCTTAAAACCCCGCAGAGATTTTCCTGGATTTTGAACACCCTACCTTCACGGGCTTGGAAAAAGTGCAGAGGAACGAACATCTTTTTCTGAAATTTTTTTGTGATAAGAGAAACGCGCCCTTGCCGCAAAGCCGCTTCATGCCAACTTTTCTTCGTCAAGTCAGGCTACGGCTCGGCAATATCAAAACTCGTTTTGCCATTGCTCTCACCTTGCACTGACTTTGCACAGGAAAAATAATGGGAGCACCTTGCTGCCCCTTGTAAAAAATGGACGATAGTATAAATATGACACACACTGCCCATTCCGAGTGCGTCAATGGTGTGGAAATCGTAGCAGAGGAGACGACCCCACGACATCTGTCAGGTGGTGATAAACCCGAAGAAGGCATGCCGGATATGTTTGTCGGGGCAAGCTATGCCGGGGCTGCTGCCATCGCCAAAAATCTCTGCTGACAGCATGATGAACATCTCATCGAAGACTACCTCTGACAATCCACATCGTCATACACTTAAAATCTAAGAAAATGAGAGAAAGCGACCATCTTATCCTCATTACCAGTGGTAAAATCTGAGCAAAAGCCACCCACATCTGGCTCGTATCAATGAGCGGTGACAATGCTGCGAATACAGCAAAAGTCCAAGGCTATGCGCTCTGCCTTCCGACAAAGCGCATGGGGCGACCAAGAACATCTCCGATAATGCTTCTGCCGTGTCACGAGATTGCACGAAGCAAGGCGCTTGCCACCGCCCCACATCTAAAAACCCTACCCATGTAGTTCACCTCTCCCACACCTCCACACCCAAGCGCACGAAAAAGCCGCCATGCGCACAGCAAGAGAGCCAATGCGCACGGCGGCTGAAAGAAAGGATTGCCCGAAAGGGAGGGCTTTGTAAAAAGGCATCTTATATAAAGAAAATCCACAAAAGCCCTTTGATTTCAGATATGATAGGATCTATAAAGATGAGTTCCAAGATAGAATCATCAGCCTTACAATATCTTATCCAAAAAATAACTGTCATTATTTGACTGACGAGCATATATATTCCAAAAATAATGCCCCAAATATTTGAACCTGAATCGTCTCTATTACTCATATTCCTTATATTTTAGATTATACCGATTGCTAAAGATTCTTTAATCTTTTATCAGAATTTCCATAGTAATTCATTCTTATTACATAGAATTCACTTTGGTTCATGATAATACAACCAAATGCTTTTCCATCATAATTGAACGCAAACAATTCACCACCATTTTCATTTCGAAGAAAATGTGGTCTGAGTTTCTGATAAATATCTTGCATTGCAGTTTTAGGATACATTTCAGATTTTGGAATCCAACAGATGATGGAACGACCACCATATGCATAACTAAAGTTAGTTACAGCATGCACTAAAAAATTGTCTAACGAGGCGGTGTACGAATACCATTGAGCATTACTTTCTCCTTCTGAATAATGGTATTGTTCCATGTAACGTGAGAATGTAGTGTAATCCAACGTACTCATATATGCAAAATTTTCAATGCAAGGTTTTATATAATTAACCCCTTGCTTGGTTCCTGTAATTACAAATTGAGAAAAGCTATTTAGGCAAAAGAATATTGCAATTATGGAAAGAAAAAGTCGCTTCATACAGATTTTCCCTAATTTCGTGTCGGGCGCAACTTCTAATTGTTAATACTTTGAACACCCAAAAGTACAACAATTCCAAATACCCCCCCCGATTATACAAACATTAACATAATATTCAGCAAATTTATCTAACTCCTCCCACAAATCCGCCATAAAAATCATGCTGCGGAAACTTCTCACAGCCAATATACAGCGTATCGAAAGCATCCGTGCCATCGGTACGATGCTCCAACAAGTCCTCCTCTGACTCGGGATTTTTCTCTGTGCTTTTGTTTTTGCGGAAGCCATTGCGACCGCGTTCCACCCCTGCCGATTGTATGGCAAGAATAAGGTCATCATTGTTTTGGCGATTGAAATAAGGCATCAAGCGTTGCTTGCCAGAAAAACCTTGATTGATGAGCAAGTACTTTTCATCATGGCGCATGGGGTTACCCAAATACACATCTTGCACACTCCAACCATGACGTTCAAACTCATGGACCACCACCCAGTGAAAGTCCTGGTCGTTCACGGCATAGTTCGAGCCAAGCGCAGTAGCATCATAATAGTAAACCACACTGTGGTTCGGGTGAGCAGCATAGTAGGTGCAGAAGTCTGCAATGAGCGCAGGGATTTTGCGCTCAAATTTTACGTAAAAAGATTTGAGCACATTTAGGCGGTTGCCGCGAGGCTGACCGCACACAATCCAGTTGATATTGGCATTGTAGTCCATGCCAATACAAAGCGGAGCCATCGGGTCAAGGTCGGCATCGGTGCGGCAGTCAAGAGAGGAGTGTAATGAGGAAAAGTTGCTCAGCGAGCGTATGGAATACCGCTCCTGCTGTGCCTCTTCGATGATTCGGTCATAACCCAAACTATCCAAGTACCCAAAATCCGAAGCATCATACTTGTGCCACTCCTGCATAGAAGAGTAAAAGCCATCGTGCGAAATGCCAATTTTTTGGCAGAGAATAGACGTTTGGAAAGTTTTAGGCGTCAAGTCGCGCTTCATCTGACGAATATATTCCTCACCGAGCAACTGCAAGTTCTCGAGGGTGGAGTATTCCTTGTAATACACCGCCACACTGCGCATCTTGTTCAGCGATTGGTCGAGCCACTTTAGATAGCTCGGCAAGTAAGCTGGCACAGGTTGATGAGCCGCTTTCAAATCAGCAATTCGCTGTTTGGTCTGCCAAATCTTATAGATCGTTCCTTTGATGGTATCAATCAACTCCTTATCCATCTTCTTCTCATAGTGCAGAAACCATGAACCTTTTGTGGTTTGTGGCATATCACTCAAAACCATCATCGAATGGTTGAACGAGTGATGTCCGAAGTAAGAGCGAATGCCGCCATTGGCAGGGAGCGTTTCATCTTTGAGCTTGTCATAATCAATAAACTTCGCTTCATCAATCAGGAGCCAAGAAAGCGTCAGCGAGTTAGACGAGCCAGGGCGGTCTTGGCTAATGATAATGGCGACAGAGCCATTATAGAAAGTCACCACATGCTCATAATCCGCAGGTTCCGTAATAGGCTTCGCAAACGACCGAGGCGGTTTGCGTCCCACCACATAATGCACACCTTTGATGTATCCCCACCTTTTCCAAGCAGCAAACAGGCCGGGAAGCGTGTTGGTTAGTCCATGCTTGAAAGTCGGCACGACAATTCCTCCCGTGCTTCCCGGCATACGTTGCATATTGCGCAGCACAAAGGGCGAGGCGATAGAATCCGTCTTACCCGTGCGTCGCCCAGCCACAATCACGGTGGTTTTAGCACCGATGTATTGTGTCAAGAGCTGCGGTTTGTTGAAGTAAACGCGGTTGGCGTGTGCCTTCTTTTCTTCGTCCCATAATGACGTATCCACACTATTCTTCTCCTTGTCCATCATCTTCCTCCTTAAAGATTTCATCGAGAGGCAAGTCCGCCTCCTCATATTCCACATTCTCCGTATCGGGGTGCGTATCGCTTAACTCACGTGTGAGTTTGCGAATACGCTCATCAATGTTCGGCACAGGATTGATGCCCACCACACGCGGGTCGGTGGTGGGAAAGAAAGGCTGCACCACAATCATGTGGTACGGCACCGATTGTTCATCTTCAATATCAATGCGGTTAAACTTCGCATACGAAGTAGCCGCCTTCTCCATCGTCTTTGTGTCCTTGCGTTTCTTCGCCATCTGGTACGTTTCCAAAATCATCTCGTTGTAGCGCCAGCGATGAAAATCACGTGAAGCCTCGCCCATATTGGGCAGAATGGCTTTCACGATTTTCAAGTCCGCATACGCAGTAACGAGCGAAAGCCCGTAACGGGTTCGCTCCTCGTCCACAAATTGGCGATCCTTCGCATCAGGATTCGCAATAGACCAAGTAACCATATCGCGCAAGCGAAGCAAGTGCTCCACCTGCGATTGCGCATATTTCTGCAAAAGTTCCTCTTTGGCAGTATAGAGGTCAGCTTTAGCTGCTTCTACAATGTTCGGTAAGCTCATAGTTATTCATCATCTTCCATGTCCAACAAATTGTTACGTGTGTTCTCGAGCGCAAGCGGAGAACCCACATAAGCCAGCTGCATCTCCTGGTGCAGCAGTTTCACACGCGAAGCCGCCTTGCCACGGTGGTATCGCCTTGATACCTCCGTGCTCTTGTCGGCAATATCCTCGCGAAGCTGGGTAGCCGATATGCCGAGAATGACCGCCATATCAGAGATTTTGAGATAGATGGAAGCGTATTGTTCGATTTGGGTAAGTTGTTCTTCGGTGTAGTCCATAGGAATAGCTTTTTCTGTTATAGGGGATAGAAAAAATTGTTACGGGGGAGCGTTTAATCATTCGCTCCGTTCTGCGTGAGCCTCTGTGCAAACAGGTCATTCAGTGGCACAGAATGGTTTCGTATCAAGTCCGTCACCTGTCCGTGCAAGGCAGCGAAGATCGCCTTGTCGGTAGAAATAAACGTAGACTCATGGCGGTTGCCTCGTGTCAAGTTCTGCGAAGTGACTACCGAAATGGTGTCACCCGCTTCACTCTCCACCAGCAAGATCTTCGAGTGGTTATCCGCGAGATAGGTACGTTTCATCACTTGGCAGATGAATGACCAGAGTTTCAAGGTCTTGTTCGTAGCCTTGTGATCCAACACCAAGTTGAATTCCAACACCTTGCCTCCCTTTTCGATAAAGAATAGTCTACGCAAGAACTCTTCCGAAATGGAAAACGAAGTTTGCCATACCTTCGACTTCCCCACCTGTTGCAATATCCACTCCAAGACATCTGCCAC